TGTTGGATTTGGTATTGTAGCAAAAGAAGCAGAGGTGGAGCCAAAGCTTGCTAAGGCTACCTATCACTACATGAAGAGTGTTGGGGGTAACCCTTGGTCTCCCTCTGATGTAGATAAGATGGAGTTTGCTGATGCTAAAGAATTTAAGAAGATGGTGGAAGCTTGCCGCTTCTTTTACAGGCGTGACCCTCTTGCTGCTTCTGTAGTTAATAAGATGGTAGATATAGGAATCAATGGTCTAACTCTAAGTAAAGGAGATTTGACAGACAATGAGTTCAGAGTCTTCGAAGCTATCCTTCCTAAGCTACAAGAGTTTGCTGAAGCAATGGCTTTAGAGTTTTTGATTTCCGGACTTGTTTTTCCGGAGGTTCATTATGACCCTGTAGGGAAAGAAACTCTAAAGAAATTAAACATCAAGAAGTATAATACTTTGGTCTTGCCTACAAATATGTGGTTGCGTGACCCGATGAGTGTAGAAGTTGAAAAGAACATTCTATCGGATGAACCGACTTACTTTGTAGAAATTCCGGAAGACCTAATCTACTTTATTCAGCATCAGGGAGAATATCCAGATGGGAATAAAGACCCTGAAATGTTCATGAAATTGAAAGCAGAGTATCCGGTCTTCGTAGCTCAGATTAATGCTGGAAAGACTAAGGTTAAAGTAGATGGTACTCTTGTAATTAGACGTAAGGTTTTATCGGACACAGCTTATCCGATTTCATATCTTTACCCAGCTATTGAAGCCATGAAGCACAAAAGAAACCTAAGGCGTATGGACTACTCTATTGCCTCTAGAGTTATTTCTGCTATCATGGTTGTAAAGCTTGGTGATAGGGACTTCCCACTTCTTGAAAAAGATGGGGAAGAGCAGTTGAATGCTATTCGGTCACAGCTAGCGTGGAGAGATTCTTCTGAAAGAGACATTGAACGCATCTATACTCTTTATGGAAACCACACACTAGATATTTCTTGGGTGTTTCCTCCAGTAGAAGTTTTGACAGATGATACCAAGTATCGTGAGGTGAACCAAGACATTATCTTTGCTTTAGGGTTCCCACGCATTTTGATTACTGGTGAGTCTGAGAAGAGTAATTCTTCAGACGCACAATACGCTTCTATGTCTCCTGTAAAGACCATGGAGAATATGCGTATGAAGATTATCACCATTCTTGAAATGATAATTGATAAAGTAGCTCAAGATAACAAGTTCGCTTCTGAACCTGATATTATTTTTGAGCCTCTTCAGCTCGTAGACTTTGCAGCATTTGTTGGAGCTCTTGGAAAGCTTTACGAGAGTGGTGGACTTTCAAGAACCAGCTATGACAAGTACTTTGGTTATGACTGGGATGATGAAATCAACATCAAAGAAAAAGAAAATAAGACGTTGAAGGAAAAGGGTATCGAGGAGTTTGCTCCACTACCTAACAGTCGTGCTCCAGAAGGACCTTCTACACCCGGGAACAATCCGGCTAAACCACCTTCTGAGACAAAACCCGGACCAAAACAGGGAGCTCCGAACCCTAAAAACGGATAAATCGAAAGGATAAAAATGGTAACTCCAGAAAAACGTAAAGAATATCGAATAAAATATAGACAAGAGCATCCAGAAAAGGTAAAAGAGAGCCGTAGAAAATATTATCTAAGCCATAAAGAGCATGTGAACGAAAAAACAAAACAATATTATAAAGAACATCCAGAAAAGATTCGTGAAAGTGTTGCTAAATGGACAAGAAAGAAAAAAGAAGCAAATCCAGAAGAGTATGCTAAACAAAATGCAGCACGTTTTAGAGATTATTACAATAAAAATAAAGAAAAATTTAAGGCAGCTCGAGATAAATGGAATAAAGCCCATCCAGAAGAGATGAGAGCAGCTTCTTATAAGTACCACATAAAAAAGAAATATGGTCTTACTATAGAAGAACATACTAATATGATTGAAGCACAGGGTAATAGATGTAAGATTTGTAATGAGGAAATGTCTACCCCTCATGTAGACCATGACCATATTACGGGAAAAGTTAGGGGCCTCTTATGCCCGAATTGTAATACTGGTTTGGGTAAATTTAAAGACAGTGTTCCTAATTTATTGCGTGCTGTAGCATATTTAGAAGAAAATTTGGACAAATAAGGGTATAATAGACATAAAAACTCAAAGTATGTTATACTTATTAATAGCGAATAGGAAATAGCTGTGGGTAAGACAGCTATTGGGAGAGGTATTCAGATAAATGGAAAAACAAGTAAAACTCGTAACTGAATTCCTCATGTTGGAAGCACTGGCCGAAGAGGATAAGGAGGCTTTCTCAGCAATAAACTTAAACCCTGCGGTAACATGGACTAAGTTTATTCTAACAGATGATAAGCCGAATGCCAACAAACAACGTGTGCCAGCTGAGGAGTTCGACAATCTGATAAAGACGGGAGTTTATATGCCTATCAAAATGGCCGAAGGGTCTATCAATGATGGACATGACTACTCCAGACCTATCGGGGTGATTACTCACCTAAAGAAATTTAAGAATCAAATTATGGGATTGGCTGCTCTTTGGAGTAAGGAAAATCCGGAAGATGTAGACCTTGTCAAGCAAATGTATCACGACAAGAAACCACTACAACTTTCTTGGGAGATTCTATTTGCCAACGCAAGTACAACTGAGGAAGGTATTGAAGAACTTCGAGATACTGTCCTTAGAGCTGTTACTCTAGTAGGAATGCCCGCTTACGAAGGCAGGACACCGATATTAGAAGTGGCAGGAAAACACGAAGACAAATTGGAGGAGAATTCAATGGAAGAACTAGAAAAACTGCTTAAAGAAAACGCAGAGTTGAAAGTTTCCCTTGCTGAGAAAGAAGCCATGGTCACTGCAAAAGAGGCTGAATTGGCTACTCTTAAAGCTGAGAGAGACGGACTTGCTGAATTTAAAGCAGCTATTGATAAGGAAAAGGAAGACGCTGAAAAGTTAGATGCTGTAAAACTACAATTCAAGGAAGCGGGAATTGAAAAGGATGAAGACTATTTTGGCAAGAATAAAGACATGTTCCTTTCTATGGCAAAGGAAGAAGTGGACTTTATGGTACAAGAACTTGTTTCTTTTAAAACCGCTTCGGCTTCAAAGAATGAAGATACTCTAGACAATCCTATTGTTCCCCCAGTCGGTGGTAAGAAAACCGAAGAAGTGGGACCAAAAGAATTGGCTGCATATCTGAAATCACTTGAGTCAAAGAAATAACTAGGAGGATTTAGACGTGGAGATTAATAAATACGATAGTGAAATCGTTGGTGTAGTTCCTGTAGCCGACGTGGTTGAAAGTAGATTGGGTATTTTTGTAGCCCATACCTTTAGCTATGACTGGGGTAGCCAGACGGACTTACCCGGTTTCCGCATCCCTGCAACTGCAGAGGAAGCAAAGAACGCAAAACAAATTATTACTTGGGCAGTTGATAACCGCCCTACCCCTCTCATCCAGAACATCCCGAGTTTCACTTGGGCTATGCGTCAGGGTGGTTGGGACCAAGCTGCAAATGCTCCGTTTAATGCGGACATCTATCTGACTTACCCCGGTAATCAGAACTGCAGAACTATCCCATCCGGTGTGCCATCACTCGCATTCGGAAAGGGAACTTACACAGTGACTTCTGGCTGTGGTTATATCTATGCTGCTGGTATCACAGTTCCGGGCTCACTTCTTCAGGTTGCTAACACAGCTGAAGACGGTGGAGATGCTGGTAAACTGAAGACTCTTGCATCAATGAGTGATAGAAAAGTTGGTCAGGTAATTGAGTTCCATACTTCAGACGGAAGTTTGACTTTCGAACTCGACTAAATAAACGGAGGTTATATTAACTAACATGGAAAAGAAATTCGAGGAAGCAATTGCTGGGATGATGAAAGATACTTCTCAGCGTGAGGCTTTGGCACAGATGATTGTGGAGTATATTCAGCCCAATCATATCACCACTGACTTCGTTAGCATGATTTTGAACACTCGTAACCTTGCTCCCGGTGACTCCCTTGTGAAGAAAATTCGCAAGGGGATTCACGTACACACGTGGGTGCCCGGGCAGATTGGTCTGAAGCATGAAATCACTGTGACAGACCGCATCAACTATGTGCTGGATTCAGCCATCGTTGGTGTATTGGCAAATGAGTGGGAACTTGAATCTGGAGAGATTGGAACTATTGCCTCGCTGAAAGCGGAAGCTGGTGCGAAACTACGTGACTACTACCAGAATAAAGTATTTACTGCATTAGGACAGATTTGGGGACCGGGTAATACTCCAAATAACTATACTAACTGCGGTGCTGTAATTACTGATACTGCACTAGAAGATATGATTGACCATATTAACCAAACTACTTCCGGTGCAAAAGCTATTATTGGTACTCGTGCCGTTGTTCAACCCATCAGCAAGTTTGCTGCATTCTTCACTACTGCTGCTGGTGATGTTGGATACGTGCCCGAAAGAATTTCTGAACTTATGAGAACTGGCTATCTCGGTAACTACTACGGTGTTCCGATTATTGCCATCAATCAGGTTTGGGACAATCCTGAAGACTACAACCCACTGTACAGTGAAAACTATGCGCTAGTGGTTGGTGAAAATGTTGGTGAGTTCATTACCTTTGGACCAGAGCGTTCAAAAGAATGGACTGACTACCAGCCAACACCTCCTTACTGGCACTTGGACATTGTGCAGCAGTTCGGTCTTATGATTGATAATGCACAAGGTATCGGTGTTCTACACGTTAACTAAAGTGTAACAAAAATATGGGGGAGGCCAAAACCTCCCCCTAAAAAATTTAATTAAGAAAGGAATTATAAAGGAATGGCAGAACTATCAGTTCACGAAAGATTAAAGGCGGGGGCTCCCTTTACCTCCTACAAAAAAACTACCACAGGAAAAGTATACGTTACGACTAAGAATCCATTCTCTGGTTCACCAGAGGGCGTACTTCTTGAGGGAGAAAAAGGAGCGGAATCCGAAATCATAGATATTTGGAGTGATGAGGATGATGTTTATTTTAGACGAATGAATCAAAAACAGTTTGCACTGGGATTGATTATTCCATTTCAGCATGGTGCCAAGCCAGAGGTTAAACCCTATGAGCAGTATTCGGATGCTGAACTTAAAGAGATTATTGACTTAAAATATTTTGCATTCACAAAAGTTTTAAGTGACATTAAGACAGAAGCTGTACTTGGAAGAATGATAGACCTTGCTCGTGAGATGGAAAAATCTGAGAAGATTATGGAAACTCTTACAGCTAGATTATCAGAACTTCAGAAAGCCTAATACAAAATGTAAGTGGAGAATCTTACAGGAATATTTAATATATGACACTGATTACAGAAAATCTTTCTCTTTATGCTGGAGACTCTTTAGACTTAACAATGTCAGTTACCAATCTTGATGGTACTGTAAAAGACTTGACCAGTGCAGATGTCTCTTGGGGAATTTTTAATGAAAATACTGGAGAATTGCTAGTGCAAAAAAGCACAGTTTCTGGTATAATTATTACTAGTGTTCCGAGTGGTGTCTGTGTTATTAGTGTTCTTCCGGAAGATACAGAAGATATAAGACCAGCTACATGGTACAGACATGAGGGAGAAGTGATAGACGCTCAAGGTAATGTATCAACAGTTCTTGTAGGAAACTTCACAATTATGGAGAGTATAATCTAATGGCTACAGTTGACCCGGGATATTTAATACCGTTTGTTCGTCTTTATCTAGGAGATGTAGACCCTACAGCTTATAGGTACACTCAACCTTGGTTAGATGTAGCTATAGAAGCAGCTATAAAGTCTTCTTGGTTTAGTAATAAGTACACGATGGACTCCTCTGGTCTAGTATCTAGAAACCCTAATGAGTGGTTCTCAGTTGATGAGCCACCAGTTATTATGGCAGAGGATGAGAGACCCATCGTGCTTTTGGCGGCAGCAATCGTTTTGCAAGGCAGCTTGGAGAACTCTGCATGGAATCTAGCTTCATGGAAAGATAACGAAATCTCTTATAGTAATCTTGAAATGGGTCGGTCTAGAAATGCGAGTCTGCAAAGGATTTGGGATGAGCTGCTTTACTTAATGTTGCCGCCTACAAAAAGATTAGCCGGGACACAGAAAGCAAGTCTCCCCGGATATTTAGGGAATGATTACGAAAGAGAAGGATTACTTTAATACGAAAGGAATACAACATGGCAGAAAGAAAAATAAAGGTTTTATGGGTTTCAGATGGAGTAGTACCAACAGGGTTTTCAAGGGTAGCACATTCACTAATAAGCAGGTTTCCAAAAGAAAAGTATGAGATAGTAATGTTGGGTATCAACTATTGGGGAGACCCCCATGACTACCCATTCAAAATCTACCCAGCAGGGATTTCCCATACGGGAGATATTTATGGGCTTGGAAAACTAAGCATCATAATTAAAAAAGAGAAGCCGGATATTGTATTTATCCTCAATGACATTTGGATTATTAAGAGATACCTAAAAGAGATTAAAGAGCTTCTGACAGAAAAAGAAGCACCTCCAAAACCAAAAGTGGTTGTTTACTTTCCCGTAGATGGGTTAAGGCACGACCCCGAATGGTATGAAGAGATGGACATTGTTGATAGGACTGTGGTTTATACAGAGTTTGGAAAGGAAGTCGCCTCTACCGCAGCTCCAGATATTAAGTATGATATCATTCCTCATGGCTTGGATACAGAAGTTTTCTTTAAAGTTGCTCCAACTAGAAGGGAAGTTAGGGATAAATACTTTGTTGAAATTCCAAATAGAGAAGTTCTTGTAGATTCTTTCATGGTTCTAAATGCAAATCGGAACCAGCCAAGAAAGAAACCAGACATCACCATTGAAGCCTTCTCCATGTTTGCTAAAGACAAGCCAGCTAATGTGCATTTGTATCTTCATATGGGTATCAAAGATAGTTACATAGACCTTATTAAATTTATAAAGTACTATAACTTAGAAGACAGAATTCTGTTTACATCTAAAAAAATTGGGGCACAGATGGTTTCTGACAAGAAACTTAACATGATTTATAATATCTGTGATGTTGGACTCAACACCGGAATTGGTGAAGGTTGGGGTCTTGTAAACATGGAACATGCTGTTACAGGAGCACCGCAGATTGTAGGAAATCATACAGTAAATTATGAGTTCTATAATGATTGTGGTCTTTTGGTAGAGCCAGTAGCCCATGTAACTACAGAGTTTGCAACACAGGGTTCTCTTATTAGACCAGAAGATGTAGCAAAGAAGCTAGAACTTCTCTACAACGATAGGGAGTTACTAGATGAGCTGGGAAGAAAATCGGTTGCTAAGTTTACAAGTCCTGCATTTTCTTGGGGTACAGTAGCCGGAATGTGGGATAAACTGTTCACAGAGGTAATGGATGGCAATAACATTTCCAAGTAATACAAAAGAAATAATAGATGACATTCGAGATGCTATTGGAAGAGAAATCACTTTTGTACAGGAAATCGAATCAGATTGTCCTGCATGTGATACTGATATCTTTACTGGCAACTCAACTAATCCCTTCTGCACAACCTGTTCAGGTATTGGATACCTTATAACAGCGAGTGGAACGGATGTCATGGCACATATTACTTGGGGTGGGAATGACCAACTCGGTTGGGCTACGGGGGGTCAAATGATGGAAGGTGACTGCAGAGTGCAGATAGAATACACTGATACCATTATTTCTACAATAGAAAGCGCTAAATATGTGGAAGTAGATGGTCACCGTATGTCGGTTAGGAAGCAAATCTTGAGGGGGGTGCAACCTATTAACAGGGTTTTATTAGATTTATCAGAGGAGGAATAACATGTCTGAAGGAACACAGGCGATACAAGGCGTTGATATTATTGAACTAATTATGGATGTGGGGCAGAAAAATAAGAAATTTACAGCGAAGACACTTCAAGAAATAGAAAGTATTATGGGGAAGGATTCTCCAGAATACCCATTAGTTAGAAAAGCTGTATTAGACTGCTTCAATAACTATACCCGTTCTATTATGAGAAGTGTGTTTGGAAATGATTTCGAATACACTAAAAATGGCTAGCATATATCAATTAAGACAAGAGTTAGTAGTACTAACAGGCTATGACAATAATCTTAAAGATGTGGTAAGAAGGTGGGACGCACAGGAAGCCACACTAGATGATATTATAAATTCATTAGAAAACCTGCGAGAACTTTTTCAAGAGCGTTCAGAAAATTTTTATTACGAAAGGGTTTCACTGATGAATGGCCTTTCTCTTGAGGCTCTTATGCAAGATGCGGTAGTGCAGGATAAAGTAAAAAATATTCTGTCTACAAACTACCTCGGAGCAATGGGGACTCACACAGAATTTGCAGAATATCCCCTTTTTAAAAAGACTTTAGATAAATTTTTCTTGAATCCTAAAATGAGTTTATTCTCAGTAAGTGCTGTAGGAAATCAAGTAGTTGTTCAGATTCATGCAGAAGAACAAGTAGGAACTCCTGAAGAGTTGGGAAGCGCAATTACAGCAGCTAGAGAAACAATGAAGGAGTGGTCTCAAGAAAATATGTCGGCTTCAGCAAAAAATGCTGGCTTTGGTGGAAAAGAGGTGGATGGGGAAACCGCCACAATGATTTGGTTTATAAAACTCTATGGTCCAGCTCGACTTGGTACTACTTATTGGAGATGGAGAAAACCAAAGGGAAGTAAAAGAAATGATGGACAAGAAAAAATTAAAGTTGAATATAAGCAATTAACTTCAAAATATATTCAATTTTATAAAGCATACATGAAAGCTCGTATAGAAGAGATGGCTCCTAAAGCACCCCTATGGTATCTTTTGGAGAACGGAAACATGAATGTTAAACTTACTTCTGATAAAGGCGGGCATGGAAAACCAGAGTGGGAACCAACATATTTTATTCAGAATTCAGAAACACAAATAGCTAGATATCTAGAATTAGCCCTTTCAGAAAGGAGGTCTTCCGAAGAACCTGTTGGAAATAATTTTGTAGAGGAAGCTAGAAATCAAGAAAGGGTTTATGATGGTCTTGCTGAAAACTGTGCCGACCTTATTGGAATGGCGGAAAGGTTGAAAGATGAGGGAGCTGATTTAGGATATTTAGACAAAGAGTATAAATTTTTCTTTCGGGAGATGGGGGATTTTGTTGATGATGTAAATGTAGGAGAAAAAACTTTAGATAAGATTCAAGTTAAGCAAGTTATAGCAATTAGAAGGGCTGTTCTTGGAGAAATTCCCGAAGGAGAAAGAATGTATATTGTTGGAAAGGATAAGGTAGAAAAAAGAATGACTGCCCAACAAATTCTTAAGCAAGCTGAGCAAGACCCACTAGGCCAGCAAATTCTTAAGGAAGTGCAAAATCTTCCAAGGGATATGCAGAAATCTTTGTTAGAGATAGACCAAATACGGTGGAAAAATCTCTTAATAGAAGAAAAGAGAAAGAGGAAATATTAATGTATATTGAACGTAAACAAGATATGTCTGTGATAGCATGGCTTAAGGTATTATTTGCAGATGCACCTTTTATTAATATAGTAGACGGTTTTCCCAACACGGAACTTACCCTTCCTGTAATAGCAGTGGAAACCGACACAATTGAAACAGTCCCGTACGAGCTCGGGAATAGACAAAGACTGGAAATTCGAAATTGGTATCTAGATATCTTTGCTATGAATAAAGCTCAAAGAGATGAATTTGGTTATAGGATAATACAAGCATTAGAGAATGCAATTCCGGTCTATGACTATGATGCAGGGTTTGTCAATCCACCCGTGATTGGCAGTCTGTTACCAGATACGATTCAAATGAAAATTGTTAGGGTCTTGCCAGAATTGACTGAAGCAATGTATTATCGTTCTGCGGTGATATTCACCTCAGAATATTCGCAACTAATTTAGGAGGATAAAGGTAGATGGTTAAAAGACTAGCAGTTCCATCGAAAGAACTTCAGTTAGCTGTCGTTGGAAAGGGAGGTATGTTCAAAGCTTCTCGTATCCAAAGACTCGGACTGAATACGGACATTCCTAGCACTACTGTAGACGAGTTGGGTAATCCCCTTCACGTTGGAGATGTGAAGGATATTCCTAACGTAACACTAACATTCAGTGCAATGGATGTTGGAATCAAAATTTTTGCAGCTCTAACTGGGGAAAGTGCAACTGCATATCCCGGTGCTGGTGTAGATATTTCAACCTTGGATGCCATTGATGCTATCATCTTTGTAAAAGACCCAAGTGCCACAAGCTACATCAAAGCTGCACATGCAAAAAGACTGTACATTCGTGACTTCACTTTCACTTATAACGTGGATGGTGAATCTACCGAAGACTATACTGCTGTAGGCTCTGAGAAGAGATGGTTCAGCAATGACGTTCAGGTAGATGTATTTAATGCAACTACTACCCCACCAGTGTACGGTGCGCCTAACTCTACTGTAAACTTAAGTGTAGCTCCAGTTGCCTTGAAAAATGGTAACAAAGTGCTATCCGTAATTGCTAATGGTCAATGGCTGGATGAAGTTACAGCTGCACCAGCAGAAGGACAGTTTTCAGTTGCAGGACAGGCAGTAACAATTTATGGTGACTATTCAGCAAATACTGTTGTTGTAGTATATCAAGTAGCTGCTGGAAGTGCTTCACCTGATTGGGCTGACATTTCAGACCCACTGCTTCCCGTTGCCATCCGTGGTAAGGATGTTTTGGTAGAGATTGCAGCTAACGACATTACTAGAGTTCAGTCTGTCACAATTAATGGTACTTTGAACTCACAAGCTGTAAAAGAAATGGGTAACCGTTTCATTGTTGGATATCAGAAGCAGGTTCCTGAAGTTACTGGAACTATCACCGTGCTTGACACTGACACCGAACTAATGAGCTTGCTCCAGTATGGTGTTGTAGCTTCTGGTACTGAATACGCCCCGGGTGAGGGGTGTGTGACTGGTGGAGTTGCACTGAAGATTGAATTGCAGGACCCATGCGACACTGTGGCACCTATCGAAGTAAAGAAAACTATTTACTTGGACAACATCACAGTAACTGGTGACTCATACACTTCAAACGTAAACCAGAATGCAACACAGACCTTCAACTTTAAATCAGTTTCTGCGTCTTGTGTTGTGTATAGCGGTGCAATGCCGTAAACAGAATTTAGAAAGGCAAATTAGTCGTTCTAAGGTTATATAAAGGGACTATAGAGTTTGGAAGAAATTCCTATGCTATAGTCCCTTACTCTCTCGATTGAAAGGAGATTTATAATGGGAATAGTTCCAGAGAAAAATGATGTAGATATCTCTAAGCTCTTCACGTGGGGTAAAGAGGATGTTATTAAGGATAATGACGGTGAGGAAGTCATTAAGTTCTATATTCGATTAATCGGTGATGCCGATATGAATCAAGCAAGGGTTCACGCTCTTAGAAAGAGCTCTGAGCTTAGAAGAAAGTTGAAAGACAATACTTCTGATGAAAGATTGGCTTACATTCCAGAAATGGAAGTGCTGGAGAAAAAGAATTTAGTAACCGCTCTTCTAATGTTGAAAGCAAAAGAAATTGGTGAAGAAGTTGGAAAGCAGATTAATGTTCCATTTCCAAAAGAGCCAGATTCAGAAGCTACGCTTGAAGAGCAAGAAGCCTACCAAAAAGCTGTAGATGAATACCCTGATAAGAGGGATGATATGATTCGAGACAAGGTTAAAGAACGTCTTGAGGCAGAAGAGAAATCCCTTGAAAAGTGGGACCTACAGAAATTATATGATGAGTACGTAGCCTATATTGTAAATGATTTATGTGAGAAGGCTATGTATGATGACTTTAAAAGTTCGTGCGTGTATTATGGCACTTATAAAGATTCTACTTGCAAGGAAAGGGTTTTTAGTTCTTCCTTAGAAGTATCTGCTCTTCCTACAGAAATTAGGCAGCAGTTCATAGACTCTTATGCTACATTAGAGTTAAATTCGGATTACCTAAAAAAATTGCAAGGAGCAACGCAATCGTAAATCTGTGGGGAATTACGAAAGAGTTGCAAATCCCTCTCGATAGTAAGATAGAAAAGTTAGAAGATATTCCCCACAGCATATCCTATGTAGTTAGGAAAAGACAACAAATAGATAGTCTAGCAGAACTACCAAAGGATAAGCGACCACCTGAAAAAATGATTTGGGATGGTACTCCTGAAGAGATGGAAGACTGGATTGACAACGTAGTACTTGGAAACGCTCAAGGTAATATAGATATTATGATAGATGAGGGAGAGATTGAACATGGATAGAATTCAAATTTACTGGGTTACAGATAATGAGGACGGGACTTTTGATATAAAAGGATTTAATTATTCAGAAGAACTGGCCTTAGACTGCAAATTAACTATGGGAACTCCTGAACAGAAAAAGTTTACTGCGGAAATGAAAAAGCGTATAAAAGAGGAAGGAGTAGATACCGAATTAGTGCAACTGAGCACTTGGAGGCTTAGATTTAAATAATGAGTAAGATGTATCCTGTTTTAAGTACCAGACCAGCTATTTTTGGTGATAGAAACTTACCCAGAGTTGCTGTAGTTACCGAGCTTCTTCTAGCAGCTTTTGATATTTCTTTTAACGAATCTCAGGCTAAGTTACCATTATCTGTTAAAGAAATAAGTAGTTTAGATTCCAGAACTCTTATAGACAAGCTTGATACTGATTTAGCAGAATTTGAAATGCTATCTAAACAACTTGACCTCGCTGCACAAAGAGTAGTCCATAACTCCTATTTTACTGGTGCTGGAAATATAAATACTCGCTTTATGAGTACAGAGAAACTCATTCAAAATTTAGATGCTTTTCAGAAAAAAGCTTATCAATTAAGAAAAAGTTTTGCGGCTAAGGGTAGAGGAACACGAGGAATAGATAACGCTCTTTTTGATGTTCAAGTTGTTCTAGAAAATCTATATGTGTCTAAAGCACTTTATGAAAAAGCAGCACAAAATCCCTCTTCTATATATGCAAGAGGTTTAGTGGCTGGAACAATGAGTCCAAATAATTATGACAATGTTGGTGGAACCCTTGAAGTAGACCCCTCTAATTTTAAGCAGCGGGCTCTTTCTATGCAAGCTGCGACACTTTCAAGGGGTTCTCACCCGGGAAATACAGCTGTCCATGAGTTTACCCATCAAATGTGGTTAAATATTGAAGAGAAGTTGCGTGATTATAAGATGAAAAGGATGGAAATTAAACGAGTAAAGGGAATAGACCTTGCCCCGTCTCCAGAAGAAGTAGAATTACGTTCTTTTGTTGATGATATGGAGAAGTTATTAGTAAGCAGACAGGCAAAGCAGCAAGTTAAAACAGCCTATAAAAGTCTCACTAAACTTATGGGAATGGAATATGACCCTAACCACTTAGAATATTTACAGCTTCCAAATGAAATTATAGCTAGAGAAGTGGCTAACTATACTGCTTTTGGTACAACTAAAACAGAAGTTGGGGCTGAAGTTATAAGAAGACTCCAACTTGCTGGATATTTAACACCTAAAGATATTGCTTGGTTAAAAGAAGTAAGAGAGTTTAGTAGGCAAAAGACTAATGAAAGCAAAAGCAGATTGACAGGATTTAAAAAAGTCCTTGGTCTAGGACCATCGGATGAAGGAAGCTTATTATCATATGGTCTTGGAGAAGAGGGAATTTCTGAAACAAACCTTTTATTCAGCATGTCTATAGAGACACCAGCTAGTGGCTCAAAGAAAGCAGCTACTAAGAAGCAAATAGAAAAGGCTCTAATTAAGTATGTTCAAGAAGAGCTTGGAAGAACAGCTACCCCTGAAAATATAGATAGGATAGTTAAGTCCGTAATGGGTACTGAATTAGTAGCACCCGGTAGATTTGCTATTGGAACTGGTAAAGGTTCTAGAGTAGAGAAGCAAGCGGTTATTGATGCTATCAATGCTCGACTTCCAAAAGACAGGTATCTTGGAACCTCTGTAGGATATAGACCTGAAGATGTTGCAATACAAGTTGCACAGCAGACAGCTATTATTCCATCTGGACCTTCTCCAGTAATGGGACCTACCGGAGCAAGAACTAGACTACCTTCTCAAAGTGATGGTGTTTATTGGTTACCCGGGGGTAATCAATCAGTATATCCTCCTATGGGAATGGGTCCCGGTTTTGGTGGAAAAGAGCCACCTATTCCTGCTTCGAGAGCCCTTGTTCCTGCTCCTCCGAGTGCCTTAGCTCTTAATCAAGAGCTTGACCCAAGACGCATTATTAATCTTGGTGCAGCTGGTGGGGCTGGACTTGTTCAAACTATTGCAGGAATGGTTTCAGCTAGACTTACTGCTAATGGACCTGTTGACCCTAGTGAAGTAGCTCGTCAAATCGCTGGTCAATCTGCCGGAGCTTTTAATCCTTTAGGAAGAGTTGCATATAATACCCCTACTTCTGATGCTATGAAGAAGCTTGAGAAGAAGGGTTTTGTCGTTTCTGAAGCTGGAGTTAAGGGTGTATTTAGTAAAGAAGGTTATAATCTTCCTAACCCTAACGGACCGGATATCTTTCCTCCAATAGCTAAGTATGGAAATGTTGCACAAAGAGTTTCCGAAGATTTCTTTGGTGGTGGTACTATTAATCGCCCTATTGGTCTTCAGGTAGATGACCAAAAGAATAGAGTAAAAGTAGCTGTAGAAAATACAATTACTAAAGCTATGGACTATGTTGTATATGAAGTAGACGATGCAGGACGTGCCCTAACAAAAAGTCAAATGGATGTGGCTAAGAGAAAGGGAGCAATATTACAGAAGCAACAAGAAAGTCAAGATAAGCAAGAAGCCATGACTAGAATGACACTTCGTGGTGTAGCAAATGACCCCGCAACAGTTAAGGGACTCTCTAGAATTTATGATTTAGACCCGGAATTCTTAAATAATTCAAGCGTTAAGTACAAAGTAAAAAGAGCGGCTTCTACTGGTATGACTACAATAGATGCTTCTTATAAAGACCAGAGTGGTGTGATGCAACAAGCTTCCGTAGCTGTAACAAGATATGGTGAAGTTCTTGATAACACTAGCAAGAGATTCTTAGATTTTGGACAGGCACTGAAAAGAAATACAAGCGAGTTCTTCAGATGGACTCTAGCAGTATCTCTTATCTATACACCACTTCAAAAACTAGGACAGCTGGTGCAAACTTCCATCGAAGCTCAGAGTAAGTTAGTTAATACTTTGGTTACTTTAGGTGAATCACAATCAGCTGCTAATAAGGTGTTTACTAGTGCATATGAGATAGCTCAGAAAACTGGTGAGTCATTAAATGGTGTTATTGATGGATATAACCAAGCTTTTAGAGCTGTAGGTAATGTTACTGATAAAACAGAAAAATATGCTACAGCAAACAAATTACTGACCGATTCTATTACATTAGCTAAATTGGCAGATATGCAGCAAGCATCTGCTACAGACGCTCTTGTAGCTTCTTTGAAACAAATGAATCTACCACTTCAAGAGGGTGATAAACTTCTTGATAAGTGGGTGAAAACAACTAGGGTTGCAAATGTAGACTTAAATACCCTTGCAACCTCTTTTAGCATTGTAGCAGAAGCCGCAACAAATGCTGGCCTTTCTGTGGATGAACTTAATGGTCTTATTGCAACTGTAGCAGAAGTAACTACTTTGGGAGCTCGTGAAACAGGTAATGCTGTTCGTGCTCTTATTTCTGGATACTCTTCAGATAATGCTAGAAAAGAACTTACTAACTTTGGTATTGCTCTAACTAATGCTGAAGGAGATGCTCGTGGTTTCAAAGATGTTATGGGTGAAATCAAAGCCCTAGCAGATGCTGGTCTTATTACACAAGACCAGATGAACAGAATTGGTATGGCTATTGGTGGTGGTAACAGACGTTCTGCTATTGTAGTAGCATCTCTTTCTAATCTTAATAGAATGAATGAAGTTGCTGCTCAGTCTGCTACAGCAGATGGGGAAGCACAAAAAGCCTTGGCTTTGGAGTTAGATACCGTAGCTACTGCAGTTACAAATCTTTCAAGTACTTTTGAAAAACTAGCCATGACTCTTGGAATGGAAGGTGGAATTCTTAATAGCATGGAAGGTTTAGTTTGGCTTCTAGACCAAGTACTAAAGGGGGTAACAGCTGTTACAGCTGCAATGGGAACCGCTGCTCCAGCTCTAGCTCTTCTTGGAGGAGCAAAATTAGCTGCTGGAAGTGGAAGATTTAATGAGACTATCGGAAGTATTGGTGGTGGTATTGGAAAGGGTCTCGGATTAGCTGGATATGGAATAATGTCCAGATTCAGTAAAAATTTAAGATTACCAGCTGCTGAAGAAACAGAAGAGTTTGGAGACCCTTGGCTGGATAAAGAAGTGCTTGGAAAAATTAAAAAAGCAGAGGGAACTTCAACTGTTTGGAATCAAAAAGGAACCGCTTTTGGTTTGGGGGTTCAGCAATCGTTTGAGAAAAACGCACCAAAAATCGGAGCTTCTATTGCAGTTGGATTGACTGCTGCAATGGCTATGGCAAATGGTGATGTAGGTGGTGGTATTGCTGTAGCTCTTGTTGGTGGCCTTGCTACATGGCTTTATGGACCCGGGGTTGGAATTATCGCTACAACTCTAACTTCTGCTATAGCACAAGCTATACCAGAATATAATGCTGAAGGTCTTACTAGAACTAGTGCAAAGAAAGCAGCCGAAGAAGAAGGTAAAAAAATTATTGGAAGTAAAGAAGAATCAGCGATTCTGCGTCAATTAGGTGGAGGAGGGGAAGTGGTTGGCATGGAATGGCTTGGAAAGTTTCTTTTAGGAACTCAAAGAGCTTTACGTAAAGACGTTACTGAAAAAGAAGCGGCTATGGAGTTAGCTGGTGGCAGAATGCGAGGACTTAATGTTGCTGGAGCACCCCTAACTTGGGCTATAAAAGGCATTTCAGAACTGTTTGGAGTAGATACAGGTTCTAAAATGAAAACCTCCGAAGAAAACATGAGAGAGAAGTTAAACAGATATTCTCTTTCTTTGGGGGCTCCCGGAGGGGAGTTGTATAATGAGCAGTCTCCAGAATTTCTAAAATACTACAACAAAGATTTAATGGGACAAACCCAAAGCTATGCTCGAGAATGGCTGGATAAAGAATACTTCACAAAAGGTAATTTGAGTGGTCGTGAATTTAAAAATAAGAAGACCGCTATTTCTGGTCTTCCTGCGGCTATTCCTCTAACGCTAGCAGATTTAGCTGGTAACTATGAAGGTTTGGGAAACGGAATAAAAACAGCAGAAGATGCTTATAGAGGTCTAGCTGACCTTATGATTAAAGGAACTCCAGAACAAATCGCAGCGGTAGATGACCTAAGAACAACTCTAGACAACTACGTCTCAGACTTAGAAACAGCAAAAGAGGCTGGAGACTTAAAAGTAACAACTTCTGTTGGTGGTCTTGAAACAGAACTTTCTTATGGGGAAGTTGAAAAACTAATTTCTGATACTAGGGCAGAGTTAGTAAGAGTAACTGGAGAAGAAATATTACGTGCCAGAGTAAATGCTGCTGGTGTTCCTAATATTTCTCGACAAGATTGGACACAACAAACTCTAAATCAGGTTATAGCCGCAGCAACAGCTGAAAAAGAAGGCACTATTAAAAAGTTAGTTGAACAAGATAGACCAGATGAGGCTGGTGCGTATAAGAAAAATATGGATAACCAAGTATTCTATCTACGATTAGTAGATGGAACGCTTCAACGCATCGAGGGACTTTCTCAAGAATCTCTTACCCAAGCACATTCAGATTTAGTTGAACTAGGAAAAATTGTAGAAGCATCTAAGGTTACTCCAGTATATTCTGAGTTAGACCCATCAACTATTGCACGTGCTAGACAACAATATCCTGCAGAGTTAGCTAGATTACAAGAGCAAGCTAAACAACAGGGTGTGTTTGATGACATTGATTGGTCTGAATCAACTAAGATTATGGAAACTTCCAATGAAACTATGGAAGTTATGAAAGGTGTTATGTTCATCATAGAACACTTGCTAGAAGAAAATAACAAGCTTCTAGAGAAGAGTGTAGATGGTATTTATAACCTTCCTGAAGGAATGTCTTTCTGGCTTCCTTACAGTGCTTGGCAATACAAGGGTGAAACTGCTGGTGGGGAAGGAACCGGGGCAAATCCCGGAGTGGACGCACTTAATACCGCCGCTCTTAATGCTTCTTATGCACTAAACCAACTTATGCAAGATTTTAGAAAAGCTGATGCTGAGTCTGTGCTTACACCAGCAAAAACTATGGAGGATTTTAGAAAGGGAGAGGAAGAATCTTGGAATTCTTACTTGCTATATAATAAGAACCAAGCAGGGTCTCCAAACAGAACAGCTCCTTGGATGGGACCAAATAAAGCAGAAGAAAAAATGGGTATCATAGAGGGAATCTCTTATGCTCTTGAAACCTTGGTTGCTAACCTAGTAAACCCAATAGAACAAGCTTTTAGAAATATCTTTTCCCCTTCTTCTGGTGGTGGAGGCGGTGGTGGAGGCGGTGGTGGAGGTGGAATAGCAACTACACCACTAGGTGCAGCTATGTCTGTAGCTACCATGAATGTAGCTACCATGAATGTAGGCTCTATGGGAACTGGTGGAGTTGGTGGAGTTTCGGAACCAAGTGCTTTTTCGAAATCAACACCCGGAATGACTAATGGGTTACCTAACTCTGCATATTGGACTAATGAACCTAATATTCTTAAGAATCTCACTGATATGGGATTACTAGAGCAGGGAGAAACAAAAGTAAAACCATGGCAAATGCCTACAGAAAGAACACCATGGTCATATCAAGCAGAAAATAGAGATGCTTTGTCTGCTGGAATGGGTGGAATAACTGCGGAAAGTTTTTCTAGAGCAATGCAAAATATAAGTCAGCTATTCAGCACTTTTTCTGCTACTACCCCTATAACTGGAGCTGGTGCTGGAGCTGGAATGGGTGGTGCGGCTTCACAGCAAAAAATGCAGACACAGTTACAACTTTCTATTGATAACAAACAACAACTTTATATAGACGGTAGACAGCTGGCTAATGTAATAAAGACCTACATTATGCAAGACCTTATCAGATACAATGCTGGAACAGGTTCTGCTGCTAATAACTACCACTGGCAAACGTAAAGGAGGATAAATATGTGGTTCCTTGATTCAACAAGAGTTTTTGCTCAAGAACTTCCAGAGGACGGAAGACAGCAGATAGCTAGGCTCCAGCCTCTGGAGGGTCCTACAGTACATCAAATTTTTGGGTACGAGAGTCCCATATTTAAACTCAATGCCGTTGTAGTGGGACAAGATGACATTGATGCTATTAGGGCTATGTCTAGAGACGCTACAACACATACCTTATCCGGAGCATGGGATACGATTAAAACAGTTTATGTGGCAGGATTCTCTTTTAAACCAAGACGGAATGTTATTTGGCAGAGTGTTCGACAGGATTTAGATTGTGATGCTCCTGTGTTTGATGTTGAAATAGAACTGTTTGAGGAAGAATAATGTCAGTATTAAAATGCACAGCTACGGGAATAACTAGACCAATAAGCGTAGTGATTTCAGAAAGTCACTCCGTAGCTACCACTGCTGCTACTATCCTCTGCACAAGCACCACGCTGGACATTGGTGATGCTATTACTATACGTCTTGGATACACAGATAACTATCCACAAGTTTTTACGGGGTATGTCAAACAAATAGAAAAGAACGTTCCGGATAATGTAGTAACTGTTACTGCTTCTGACAAGATGATTCGTGCGGTAGATTACTTTATCGTAGCAGATGACCCGAATAATCTTACTTCCTATAGAAACATTGCAGCAGAAGAGCTGGTCAGACAGTTGTTAGCTATGGCTGGATTGACAAGCTATACTTATGATACAACATATTTTACTTTTGGAATCTCCCACGACTTTAATGTAAATCTCGTTCCGGTATTTGATTACTGTAGGTCAATTGGTGACGCTCTTACTTGGCATCTTTGGTGTGATTCTGTGGGGACATGCCACTTTGAAAATAGAAAGCCCTATGTAATGACTGGAGATACCGGACAACCCGGGGACACCACAGACGAAACTCCTATAGGAATGGCAAGCCACACAATAGAGAAAGTAGACACAAATAACGTTTACTTCTCTACTACAGATAATAGTCTTCGAAACAGGGTTGTAGTGTATGGAGCTGAGGGGGTTCACTACACAGCTTCTGCGGTGTCACCATATCTTCCCGCTGGTTTTTATAAGTCCGTAGTTGCAGACCTTACAACAATTATAGATGATACTTCTATGGCACACAAAGTAGCGGACTACAACTTAAACCTTCTAAACAGGCTTACGTATTCTTCTAGGATTACTACTGTGGGTGACCCGGATATTGCAGCAAGAGAGATAGTACGACTAAGAAATTCTTACCTTGGAATTGATTCTAACTGGTATGTTTACAGTTGTGAGCATCAGTGGGGTCAAGGTGGATTTACAACTGCTTTGGATTTGAGACAATAATGAGCTTTCAGATTTTATGGAAAAGTACGGATATAACAGCAGACTGTGTCAGTTATGATAGAAGTCATAACATTTGTGAAGGCACAGGAATTTTGAGGTTAAGTACAAAACTTAGGGCATATGCTTATGAGCCCTATGATTTGATTACAATTAAAGAAGATGGGACAACTCATGGTAAGTTTTATATCTCTTCACTAGACCACCAAATTCCTGAAAATACAACCCTAATTACAGCTCAGGATGCGTCTAAAAAACTTACGGACTACTTTGTTGTAGACATAACAGAAACTGGTGATGCCCCCAGCTATACTAGAACTTGGATAGAAAAGTATTTGGATGAAGCCGGAGTTTCTTACACCTTTGATGTTTCTGATTATGGAACTCTTGTATCTAATAACTCTAGCTTTGGCAGAACTACAGCCATGGAAATCATCATAGAGCTTCTAAAGCAAAGTGGTTGGTACATGCATACTGACTATGGTGGAACTATACGAATTGGTAAGACTGAAATAAATATGGCAGAACCCGCTGCCTTTTATGATGACACCGATATCCTATCTGTAAAGACAAATAAAAATGATTCCAGTCTTAGAAATCAGGTAGTGGTATGGGGCAATGGTAATTATGAAACAGGGGACTATGTTTTTGCTAAACTTTCTGTAACTACCCCATGGGATAGAGATGCCCTTGATGTAAGAAAGGTGGGTGTCAATGTAGCTGGGGTTAGAGATAACATGACTGCAGCTGGCATTGCTAGCTCTATCTTGAAAGAAACAAAAAAGATAACTTTTATAAAGCAAATAGAGCTAACTGGGTTTAGAGATATTTCTGTTGGTGATACTGTTTTTATAAGCTCCGATTATTACACCGGGGCGGGACTAATAACTACCCTTTCTGTTACTGTAACTAGTGCTGGAATAATGACTACCATCTTCCTAGATGAGCGTTGTGAAAGAATTATTGGATACTATGACTTTGGGGATTTTGTCTATGTAGGAACCGATGGTGCTGGAGTGTGGAGAAAGCATGTTCGATATGACCACACGTGGTATGACTATTCTACTGGTCTTACCAACTTAGTTGTGCCAGACCTTGCTATCTACAATGGTGTATTTGCTTGTGTGGACGGAAATGGAAAGTTGTGGACAAGATATTCTTCCGAAAGTGCTTGGATTCCCTTCACCACTGCAAATAGATTCATAGACGAAGAAGGAACAGTTTATGGTCTTACAGATGTTACTTGTATGGGATGTACTGTTACTAAAGATACCAGTCATGTCCTAGCTATTTTTAATCTTAATGACCAAGTTAATAGGTTAGAGGTAATGGGGCAAGAGATTTATCAGGTAGTAGGTGACCCTCGATGCTGGGTGTTAGACATGACCAGTCGCTCTACTTTTACTATAACTCAGATGCTGGTAGAAGATAACCCTAACGTTTATGGCATTGATATAGACGATAATGAAGAATACACTTATGTAACTGCTTTATATCAGTTTGGAGGCCCCGGTGGGGGTGGGGAATGGAAGACTTGGGTAAAGCCAAATGCAAACTGTCAGCGTCCTACAACCTATAATAGTATTTCAGGAATGATTTCTCCTGAAATTTATGACTGCAATCCGGTTACTACTGGACCTCAAGGTGTTGGTGATTATATGTGGTATGCAGAAGATAGAAACGATATAGTTAATAAAATACAGGTTGCTGGTTTAGCGTCTGCCAATGAGCAGTCAAAACATGTTTTAAGTGATAGGTATATGTTATATGCTTATTGGGACAACAGCATTGTGGGGGCATGGACTGTTACATACTTAATTGACTATCAATCTGGTCATATTGAACTCGAAGATAGTGTCGATGGTCTATTAAGTTTTGTAGATGATGAAGGACATACATGGACACGTATAGCACCCTCTAGGGCTTGTGTTTTTGTAGAGATGGATGATGAAGGAAATGGATTAGGGTATGCCTTTTGTGGAGTTCGTTATGGTGCTACATATGACGGAAATTCTTATTATAAAGATGCTATCACTAAGTATATATATAATCCAGCCACTCCTTCTATGAGTGCTGGTGCTCTTGTATGGAGTTCAGAGCCTTGGCTAGTATATATAAGCACCCCTTCCCATAATATGAGGTTTTTGTGTATAGAAACTACAGCAGGATTTGTTGGAGTATATGCTCCATCTGGTTCAGGACCGGACCATGGGGGTATTTGGACATCTTCTGGAGGAAGTTTTACTCTTACCACGCAAACAGGCACAAGAAATCTAGGAACAGGCTTAGCTTATGGAAAATCTAATGATACTGTATATGCTATTAAAACTTCCCCTACACTAGAAATAAAAACCCTTGATACAACCACTATTTTTTCTCATGCTACTGCTGACTATGTACAAATTGCTACTAATGAACTTGCTACAGTTTTAGTTACTTCCGATGGAAGTCCGGTTACTTACACTGTTATTGGTTTAGATGGGTCTTCGGCTAATGCTACTTTTAGTGCTCCTTTTTCAATTGGACAGTATGGAGACGATGGTGATGGAAGTTTTTATGTGAGAACTACTGTTGGTGGGGTAACTGGAATATATAAATATGACAAAGATTTTATAAGTGGCAGTTTATTTAGTACAAACACAAGTATCTACTCCCCAACTGTTTATGAAAATATCTTAATGACTGACTATGGGTCAAGATATCTTATTATGGAAGAAGGAAATGTCCTTGGAGAAACAGAAACACTCTATTGGCCTTATGGTTGTCTTAGACCAGCAGCTAGTGGTGGGTATGAAAGTGTGTATGATATTGGATATGTTCCAAGAGTAGATTGCTCACAGCCATCTCCAGTACTTCTTTGGGGAGACGGCCCTGTCCATGGTTGGATGTATGAATCTGATAATGGAGACGAAAACACTTTTAGTCTTATAGACCCGGGGTATACCACAGGATTCTTATACTTTGGACCCCGTACCTATGGTCAGGCAGCTTATAGTGGTGGTGGTGCTTTCAGTGGTGGTGGAGATGGTTATTACAGAAGAATCTTGTATCCACACGCTAACTCTGTTTGGAACTATGATGTAGAGAATGAGATTATGTGGGACCAAGGACATTATACTGATGACCCTGAAGAAGGTGAGTATCATGACTTCGGATATGAAGTAAAAGCTGTTGAGACCTCTAACTTCATGGATAATCAATTTATGTTTGTAGCCTGTTCTGGAGAAAGCGGACCACTTTTCTTTCAGAAGACGGGAAACCTTATTGGAGAGTATGAAGACCTTATATGGAATGAATATTCTGTTGGACTTCCTAGTGGAGCACTAGGACAAATCTTAACTATTAGATTAGATGATAGGAACTAACTATGCCTTTATTTGAACAACAATTTTTTGAGTACTTAAGAAGACCTACCATGAATACCTCAGGTTTCCCTTTGGTTCTTGGTGGAGTCCCTACTTCTGGAGGTGGTGGTGGAGGTCCTGCTGGTGGTTATATAGGATATCTTCCACAGTATAGAGTTACATTTGACTTTCTAGAAGATGACACTACTTGGGAAATTCCCACAGTAAGTGCTAGCCTCTATGATAATCTAAATAGAATAAGGTATAGAATCCGTGGTCTAGAGGAGTCAGTTGCTTCTGGTGTCCCGGGACACATTATCTATGACGAAGGTGACGCTCTTATACAAAGAAGTAAGCTTGTCTTTCTTGGAGACTTGATTACAGTTACAGATAATGAAGCAAATGATTCAACCGATGTTAATATACTCCCACCTAGCGGTGGTATTGATGGACATGTCATAGAAGATAACGGAACTCCCATGACTCAACGTGCCAACTTGAACTTTACTGGCACTGGTGTAACTGTTACAGATGATGATGGCAATGATGCTACTATAATTGATATCACAGTAAGTGGTGGTGGTGGAGGACATACTATAGAAGACGAGGGTGTCCCTCTTACACAAAGAGTTTCTCTTAACTTTGTTGGTGATGGTGTAACTGTTACAGATGATGGAGTTGATACTACTATTGTAACAATTCCAGCTGTTGTTTTTAGTGGTGACACTACTCCGGTAACTTTAGATACAGATGCAGATACTCTACTCAGCCTGTCTACTCAAGAACTTGGACTAGATATACAAGGTGCTAATGAGATTTTTGCTGGACCAGAAACTGGTGCGGATGCTGTTCCTACCTTTCGTCCTTTAGTAGCAGCTGATTTAGGTTCCGGAACACCTACTGGAAGTAAGTATCTTCGTGATGACCTTACTTGGGAACTACCCGCAACAACTTCTGGTGGTGGTGGGGGACATGAAATTCAAGATGAAGGAAATCCCCTAACTCAAAGAACCATTTTAAACTTTGTTGGGGATGGGGTTACAGTAACAGACGATGCTGGTAATGACGCTACTGTTGTTACAATTAGTGGTGGCAGTGAAGGTGGTGGTCATACCATACAAGAAGAAGGCACTCCTCTAACTCAAAGGGCTAACCTTAACTTTGTAGGCGATTTTGTTACTGCTACCGATGACTCTGGAAATGATGCTACTATTGTTACAGTTAATGACACTCGTTGGAATGATATCAATAGATATGGCTTTGTAGACAACACAGAAACTACTCTTACCTTTGATGATGGAACCTACACATTATCTCTCACAATGAATGGTTCAGAGTGGAGTTATTTCTATGATGGAACTTTATGTACCATCTCAGAATCGAAAGAAAAAGTTCTGACTGGGGAGCCACCTAATAAAGCCACTTACTATATCTATATGGATACAACAGATGGCACACTGAAAGAAATGACTAGTCCATGGACTCTTGAAGATGATAAGATTCCTGTGGCAATAGTTATTTGGGACGACACACTTACACCCAAGTATCACTTGATGGATGAGCGTCATACGGCTTCTATAGACAGAATGGTTCATACATATCTGCATCATGTTATGGGAACTAGATTGTATACTGGGGACATTCCAACAGGATACACTATTAATACAGATACTGATGCTGCTTTAACTTATGGTATTCCGGAAGCAGAAATCTATGATGAAGACCTAGACTGGATTCTTTCAGAGTTGGTTGAGCCCAATGGAGTAGACCTAGCTTATGACATCTTCTATAGGGATGGAGCTACTACTTATGTGTGGGAACGCTCTGCACTCCCATTTAGCTATACTCCTGCTGGATATATCAATTGGGATAGTGCTGGAACCCTTACAGAAGGACAAAATAATAAATACTATAATTACTATCTGATTTATACTAATATTCAGGGGAATGCTCGCTTTGTACTTCTTCCCGGTAGAGGACAATTCAATACTGCAGCTTTAGCATATGCTGAAGACCCTAAAACATTTAACTACACAGGATTCCCAATTGCTGAAACTGTGTTGATGTATCAGTTTACATATCATGCATCCGCTAGTTATAGTACAACTGGTCAGGTAGAACAGACTCGTATTCCTCAAAGAATAGCAACCGCTATTTCTGTGGCAACTACCTCTCCGAGCTTTATCCCGGGTCATGTAGTTTTGGACGAAAGCCTTCTTGTTATGCCACAAAGAGGTTCCGTTGCTTTTAGTGGTGCTGGAACTGTTACTGTAGATGTTTCTGATAACTCTGTAGATAACTACACCCTAGTAACTATTAGTGGCAGTGAGGGCACTGGTGGGGTAAGTGGAACTGGAGAAGCAGATAGAATTACTGTTTGGCAAGATGCAACAACCATAACTGAAAGTGACCACTTGCAAGTAGACACAGTTCATGATATAATTAGGCTTGGAGACCAAATAAGGCCCTCTATTTATGGAACTGGAATTCGAGTAGTTGGTTCTGACCAGACTACAGATAAGGCAGCTTACTTCAGTCTTAGAACTTATGATGACAGTGCTGCTTGTGATAATGAGTTTGGAATGTGGAGGTCTAGAGGAACTAGTGCTTCTCCTTCACCACTAGAGGATGATGATTGTGTTGGTAGAGTAATCTATCTAGGGCAACACGGAAGTGGTGGATATGACTATGCTATGGGGGTATCTATTGGAGCCTATGCAGCAGAAAATCTAACCACAGACAATAGGGGAATGGAACTTAAAATTAATGTTACTACGGCTGGTCAGTCTTCTCAGCTGGATAAAGAATATCTCTTTAGAGATGGTAACTTAACTATTGAT